TCAACCAAAAACAACCCTAATGACAATGACAATGACAATGACAATGATAATGATAATGTTAATATGAATGATAATGTAAATTCGAATATAAATGAGAATTTAAATGTAAATGACAAAGCTATAACTTATACTATTGCTAAAAAACTATTAGCTGACTTATGTGATTGGAGTTTATCATTTAGTATGTTTGAAGAAGCATTAGAAGAAATGAATAGTATTGGTTTCAGTAAGTTATGTATGATAGCACAACTACCTGAAACTGAAATAGCAAAAATAAAAGAATGTGTTAATATCAGAGTAGAACAACAAAATTAATTTGGAAATTATAAAAAATTTAAGTATATTATATTTATTAAAACAAAGATTATATGAAAAAATCAGACAAGAGTTGGGCAGAACGTCATAACGAAGCAATGCAAAAGTATAGAGCAAAGTATGCATATGTTCAGTTACCAAAAGAATTACACGCAGAATTAAAAGTTTATTGCGAACACCACGGATTTGTAATGTCCCGTTTCGTTACAAACCTTCTTAAAAAACACTTTAAATCACAATCATAATGGCAGATATAGAGATTAACAGGCACCCAGAATATTCCGATTACGGAGCAGATTTAGATGGAAATATTTATTCTTTTAAGTTTGGAAGAATCCGCTTAATAAGAGATGGCAAACATCCTAGAGGTTATCGTCAGTTTAGATTATCATTTGGTAGATATGATAGTAAAATGTATTTAGTTCACAGATTTGTTTATGAATGTTGGACTAAAGAAATCATAGATTCAGATTTACAATGTAATCACAATGACCACAATAAAACAAATAACGCATTCTATAACTTAAGCCTAATGACAGATGCTGAAAATAGAGAGCATAGAGAAGCAGCTGGTAGACCAACAGGCGGCGCCGCACATAAAAAATACAAATTAAAATATGGATATGAAATGGATTAAAATTGGTGATTACACCGAAGCTCTTATCCATGTCCTTTCATTAGGATTTGGTAAAAGGATTGCAAGTTGGATTGCAACCAGTTTAGGATATCAATCATGCGGCTGTTGCGAAAGAAAGCAGTGGTTGAATAGATTAACGGACAAGAGTTATGATGGAGAATGTAATATGTTAAAATTATAAAATGTATAACGAAGAAGAATATTTTAAATACACAAACAAACAAAAATTAAAAGTAAAACAAATGGAAGTAGTAAAAGGAAATTTAGATGGCTCAACAATGGTATCAGTTGACCCTAACGCAGTTTATTTAGTGGACTTTAGCAGAATGCAAAGAGTAGAAGATTTAATTACAATCCTTGCAGCAGTAGGATTTAGTTTCTCACCAAAGCATCCGCAGTTCCAAAACATTCAACACTTACTTGATTTGGGCAAACCTATTAGTATTGGTAATCCACAGGCAATAGTAGAAGAACAAAAGAAAGATATCAAATTACCTAAATTAAAAATGGTAAAGAAAGATGGAAAGTAATATAACTACAATTCCGCCAGAACATATTAATCGATATCATCCATATAACGAAGCGGAGTTTAATGAACTACAATTGATATTACAAAGTATCACAACACATATACCAAACGATAAGATGGGATGGATATGGTCAAACTATCTTAAGGTTACAAAGACAACCGAACCTCAACCATGCTCATGCGGCTCTGCTGCAGGACATTGGAGAAGAGCAGTAGAAGGATTGAGGGATTTTGTAACTAAAGTTCAGAATGTAAATGAATGAAGTAACAGGAAGCATACAAATAGAATGTAATAAAAGGTTAGATAACTTATATAGACAATCGCATGTATGGTTGTTGCAAGTAAGTTATAACATCTGCAAAAGCCGATTAGAAAGTGAAGACCTCGTAGGAGAGTTGTATCAATACCTTGCGGAAAAATGTAATCCTAATCTATACTTTGATAACTCATATAATCTAATGTATTGTATGAGATTCCTAAATAGCAGATGGATTAATAAAGTAAAGAGAGGAAAGAAGATACAATACTTTGAATCAATCCAATCGGAAGCATGTGATGAAGTATATGATGTAGAGCTAGATGAAGATATAATGAAAGCACATAGTCAAGTGCTAGAAGAAATAAAAAGATTAAAAAGGACAAAAGGATTCTCTTCAGCAATGATATATGAAATCTATTGGACATCAGATGATACACTGCAAGAAGTAGCAGATAAGATAGGAATAAGTAAGAGCACGGTATTTACACACCTAAAGAAAGTCCGTCAACATTTAAAATCCGTTATCCAAAACCCATTCCATTAATGCCAGGAATAAAACCACCAGGGACAGAAAGAACTAAAGGTAGCAAATCATCCATATATACATATATACGGCAGGATATCCGTTATATGGAAAGAGATGAATGGAGAGCATACTTTAGTAATAAGCTAGACGAATTAGCAGCGGACAAACTTATTTGGGATTGGTTAAATAAAGAAAGAAAATATGAGGGAGTATATAAGAATGGAGAATACCAACCGAAAAAGAAAAAGGGAAGACCATTTGACCGTAACCCAAATCTACCCGATACCCGAAACCTCAATTGGGATGAAATATAATTTACCTACAATACATTTAGATTGGAACTGGATTAAGGATAAGAAAATAACATTGGATGGAAATCAATGGGCAGGAATGCTTTACATTACGGATGAGGATGATAACATAATACAAATATATGCATATGAATTGGTGGAAAAGAAATAAAGATATAATCGTTTTAATGGTAGCATATCTCTTCAGCATTTGCTTATTATGTTGGTGGGCAAGGTATGTATCGCTTTAACTACAAAATCCATTCCTGTTGTTAAAAACAATAAATAACAAACATGCCATTCGTCAAAGGTAAAAGTGGAAATATAGCAGGTAGACCTAATGGTGCACTAAATAGAAGCACCGAACAGGCTAAACTTGCAGTGGCCCGATTAGCAAATCAGGGGTTGGATGCACTGCGCGAAGATATAGAGAAGATAAGAAAGCAAGACCCAATCGAAGCTGCAAAGATTTATCTTAAACTATTAGAATACATTGTGCCAAAGAAAGCAGCAATTGAATTAAGTGGTGAGATAAATCAAAGAATACAACAAATATCAGTAAACATACAGGATGGAACTGCAAATCAACACCTCAAAGACATATAGAGATATACAAAGCAGTAGAAGAATATGCATACTGCAAGGTGGAACTAGAAGCGGCAAATCATATTCAGCATTACAATGGTTGTTAGTCCGTGCACTATCTGAAGCGAACATAGTAATATCAATTGTCCGTAAATCATTTCCATCAATGCGTGTCTCTATTATGAGAGATTTTGTTGGCATACTTAAAGAGTTAGGCATATGGGATGAAAACCAATGGTCAGCAACCGAACACATCTATACATTTGATAATGGTAGTATGGTTGAGTTTATGAGTATTGATAGTTCGGAAAAGAGAAAAGGTAGTGCAAGAGATTATCTTTTTATTGATGAAGCAAATGAATTAAGTAGAGAAGATTACTTTCAGCTATTCATAAGAACAAGGAAGAAAACAATCATAGCATATAACCCATCATTCGGCACAAACAATTATATCTTTACTGAAATACAAACACACCCTGAAGCGGACTTATACATCAGCACATTCAAAGACAATCCGTATTTAGAAAAACAATTAATAGAAGAGATAGAAAGATTAAAAGATATCAACCCTGAATATTATAAGATTTATGGATTAGGTTTGCCAGGCAACAATGTAGGAACAATATTCTCAATAAACATAATAGAGGAAGTGCCGGAAGATGCAGAGTTTATTGCATTCGGTATGGACTTTGGATTTAGTGTAGACCCAACTGCTTTAGTAGCACTATGGAGAAAGGATAAGGATTTATACATTGAGGAATTAATATATCAGAAAGGAATGGTGACAAGCGATATAGCAAATCGTTTAAGAGAATTAGAAGTGGGCAGAGAAGAGATATGGGCAGATAGTGCGGAAGGCAGACTAATAGAAGAACTATACCGAAGCGGATTCAATATAAAGCCTGTAAAGAAAGGAAAGGATAGTATCAGAATGGGAATAGACTTAATGATGCAATACAGATTGAATGTTAAAAAGAATAGTGTTAATATAGTGAAAGAGTTTGGTGAGTATGTATGGATGGTAGATAAGAACGGCAACTTTGAGAATGTGCCAGTAGATTATTCAAACCATAGTATAGATGCAATCCGATATGTGTGTATGGAAAGATTAAACGCTAAAAAGATAAAAGCAGGAAACTACTCAATAACAATACGATGACATATACAAGCGAAGAAATAAAAGAACTCTTACTCTATGTTGCAGAAACACAAAGTATAAATGAGGAGTTAAGAGCAAAAATAATAGCAATGGATGCTATGTTAAAAAACGAAATGGCCAAAACAAAGAGATTATCACAACTAATAAAATTATATGAAGCAAACTCTTACAATTGAAATCCCAACTAGCTGGGGTGACATTACACTAAAGCAATACCTTACTATGCAATCTGAATTGGAAAATTACAGAGATGATGAAGAAGCGCAGATTGCTATTATGTTATTACACTTATGTAAAATACAACCACAATACTTAAAAGGATTATCAGCAGATAGTTACAACCTTTTAAAAGCAAAACTAACGGAGTTCGTATCACCAGAAGGTATCGAACTAAAAAAGTTTATTACACTAAACGGAAAGGAATACGGCTTTGAACCTAACTTGTCAAAGATGGCATATGGTGCTTATGCAGATATCACACAATGGGATACAATAAGCATAGATAAGAATTGGCCAAAGATAATGAGTATTCTATATAGACCCGTTACACAAAAGAAAGGCGATAGATATCAAATAGAAACATATACAGGCGAATGGAATGAAGAACTATTCCTAACAACTGATATGGATACTAATTGGGGGTGTCTGTTTTTTTTTATCAATTTGCAAAAGGACTTGCTGAACGCTACCCAGAAGTATTTGAAGGGGATGGAGCTTCCTCCCAACATCAAATCAACTTTGGAAAAAAGTGGAGAAGTTATGCAACGATTATTGAACTTGCAGACGGTAACATTAAAGAAATAGATAATGTTGTAAAAGAGCCATTAGAGAAGTGCTTATTATTCCTATCTTATAGGGCTGACAAGAATCAATTAGAACATTTATTACATAAGGAAGCAATGAAGAGTATTCAAATGAAATAACTCTACCATTTCCTACACTTTGATTGTTAAATACATAAAACAATCAGTATGCCTTGGAGTAACTCACGTAATGGTGCATTAAGATACTCTGTTAACAGAGAAAACAATTCGGGATATTATATTGGCCCAACGAGAGGTCTATCTTCACCAAAGAATAGTAGAAGAGCTTGTTTGTGTGTGCACGAAGATACTTATGATGTAAGATGTTGTAAAGGTGCTTTAATGTCACAAGGAATTGGACAAATAGAAAGCGCAGTAAGAACAGGCGGTGGTGCATTTAGTGATGGGTATTCTAATGGATTTGATATTGTATTAGATTAAAATAAAAATATAACATGTCAGAATTATCAAAGCAGGCCTTAAAGGTAGAAAACAATACGGAATTTCCTAATAATAATAATGGTCAGATTACACCATCACGTTTAAGGACATTCAATGAAGATATGATTGACTCAACGGTCAACCAAACTGCATTTAACGCATATTCAGCAAGTGTAGAAGCACAAATACAGGCTTTAGACCCTTCTGGCTCCGCTGATGCTATTGTAGCATTGAATGCGTTTACTGCATCACAATTAACAATCAATAGTGGTGTTAATAGTTTCACACAATCAGCAGATGGTAGATTGGATGCATTAGAAGCAGCAACATCATCATATGCAACATCAGCAATTACTGGGAGTTCATTAATAACTGCATCATTTGATAATGGGACTAGAAACCTTACATTTACGAAGGGAGATAGTTCTACATTCAATGTAAACATACCTGATGTAAGTGGTAGTAGTGGTAACTTTGTAACTACATCTTCATTCAATTCATTTACTCAATCAATAGATGGGAGAGTAGATTCATTGGAAGCAGCAACATCATCTTATGCGATTAGTTCATCAGTAGCAGCAGTAGATGCAGCACAACAATCACAAATCAATTCATTGATTGCTGCAACAGGCTCATTCGCTACAACAGGTAGTAACGCATTTGTAGGTAATCAAACTATTACAGGTAGTGTAACAATTAGTGGTAGTGCACAATCTGATTTGACGGTTGTAGGACAAATATTTGTTTCCTCATCTGCAACAGGTGGAACAACTACACCAAGAATTACAGTATCAGGCTCTGCAGGAAGAACTATAATCGGAAGAAATAGCATTACTACTTTTGATACAACGGATAATGGTGGTATGTTTCCATCAACAATTTATCTACAAGATTCAACAACCGCAGATGAAATTGGTTTTACGGTAGACCCATCTGTATTCTCAATTAGTGGATGGTCAAATGGACCAGCAATATATGTTCAAAATCCAACTTCTACTTACCCTGCGGTATTTGGTTTCCAAAATAAAGCAAACTATACCGATGGTAGAGTAGCAGTTTTAACTCCATTGAGTGCAAGTGCAGGCTTTACTGCATCACTACAAAATGGATATGCATGGGTAGGTAATTCATTAGGACAAAATACACAAGTAGCAACATCATCATTTGGTGGTGGAGGAACAATAGATACAGGCTCATTCGCTACAACAGGAAGTAATACATTTATAGGTAACCAAACCATAACAAGCGCAGGTAATACTCAATTAAATATTATATCAACTGACCCTAATGGCCAAACCAATATTGATTTCCAATCTCCTAATTCTAATTTTAGAGCATATGGAGATATTTCAATAAACAATAATGGACAATATGGTGGAAGCGGCAGTATTAAATTTATAGCAAAAGATAATGAAATACAATTTGCTGCAGATAGTGGATTCCTATTAGGACAAACAAACGGAATTGGAAATGGAATTGGTGCAGGAGCAGTTAGAATAAATGTTCCAACAGGAAGTAGCACATTACAATTAACAGGTAGCTTAATTGTTTCAAACGAAATAACTGCAAGTAATACATTATTTAATGGTGATGTAACTTTTAACCCTATAACATCTACAAAACTTAATGGTAATGCTGATGTAGGTGCTTTCTTATATGTAGGTGGTGGAATAACAATGGGAGGCACATCAAATGCAATCACATGGTTAGGTAGTGGAAGTATTGATGGAAACTTTTCTGCTTCAGTTGATGCAAGAATAAACGCAATAACTGGTAGTGGAACAACAAACACAGGCTCTCTATTAGTAACTGCATCAGCAGCAGGAGCAACTATCACATTTACAAAAGGTGATGGTTCAACATTTGATGTTAGTGTAGCAACAGGTAGTGTAGTATCAGCATCATACGCTGAAAACGCAGGAACTGCAAGTATAGCTAGAAATATAGTTGTAATAGCAAGAAATGGTGGGTCATCAACTCTACCAGCAGGAACAGTAGTTCACATAACATCAGCAGTAGGTGATAATCCTATATTCACAACTGCATCTTATGATACTGAAGCCCTTTCTTCAAACACATTTGGTTTGTTAAGAAGTTCTTCACCAGCAGGAGCAGATGTAGAAGTAGTTGTTGCAGGTGTAGTAACAGGTGTAGATACTGACCCTGCAAACGGATATACAGCAGGTGATATAGTTTATCTATCATCTTCAGGTCAATTCACAAGAGTTCAACCACAAGCACCTAATCAAATAGTAACATTAGGTCAGGTATTAAGAGCACAGCAAAATAATGGTTCAATCTATGTTAGTATAAATAATGGATGGGAATTAGATGAATTACATAATGTTCAAATAACATCTCCTCAAACTAATCAATTATTAGCATACGAAAGTGCTTCTTATGGATTGTGGAAAAATAAAACATTTAATGAATTAGGATTAGCAACAACAGGAAGTAATAACTTTATTGGTGTTGAATCAATTAGTGGTAATTCAGGAAGTGCACAAGGTGAAGTTTATTTATTAGGATATTCTGGCAGTTTAGTATTAGGTAACTTTAGTTCAACTCCTACATATGCTGCATTGGGACATATTAGTTCTTCTCAAATTAATACAAATACAAACTTAATATTCAAAACAAATAGTAATACAGGTAACACTATCATAAGTGGAAGTGGAAATATATTTGTTAATCCAACAACACCGACAGCTGGATACATAAGATATGTTGGTGGAGCAGGTAACTTATTCTTAAACGCTCAAGCACAACAATTACCTCAAATTACAGGTAGTGCAGCAAGTGTAAGTGGTAATAGACCTGCAATGAATAGTAACTTTATTGCAGGCCCACAAATTTGGAATATAAATCAATCAGTTAACCCAGGAACACACACTTATTCTCATAACATTATTACTGGAACATCTACGATGAACTTTAATATGTTAGGTAATACAGGTGCTGTAACATTTTCACAAAATATACTTGCATCTCCTAACTTCTTAATAAATTCACCATCTGCATCTGCAGCAGGTGTATTAGCAGGAATTAGTGGAAGTAATCCATTGTCAATTACAACCAATCTTGCATTAGGTGGGCAGATTCAATACAATGGACCTGTATCAGGCGCTGCTCATACTATTAGCGGAAATACATTAGCAGGAACTTTGGCACTAAATATTCAATCAGGTAGTAGAGGATATTTAGTTTCTAACAACAACATTAATGGAACTCTTACAGTCAATGATAATACTGTCAACGGCCCTACCATTGGCTCTAATTCAACTATAAATGCTAATAATATAGTAGGAACGGTCACAATAAATAGTAGAGCATCGGCATCTCTTAATCTGGGTGCAAATATATTAGGTGGATTTACTATTTCCAATGATTATGACTCGATGACCAATGCAGCTGTTGGTAGAACATTTGTATTACAAGGAAATAATCTTAATGGATTTCTTGCTTGTAATATTTACTTCTCTGGTAGTGCTAATGGAACAGGAACAACAAACGATAGAGGTAGAGGATTATATGGAAACACAATAGGTGGTAGCCGTATATCTGCATCAGTTATTGGTGATGGAAATAAACACTTATTATCATCAGCAATTATAGGACAAGGATTAAATATCTATGGAACATCTCAATACGATGCATCAAACGCTACATTATCAGGTGGACAAAATGGAGGCTCTGCTTTCTTCGGTAGATGGAATGCAGAAGATGGAACAAGAGCAAATTCAGCAGAGACAGTATTTGTAGTAGGAACAGGTACATCAGGTAGTGCAGGTATTACAAGAAAGACAGGTTTCTTAATTGATTCAGGCTCTAACACATTCGTAGAGGGAACTCTTAATGTAAGTGGTAGCACTTCATTGACAGGCTCTCTAACAATGACAGGAAGCTTGAATGTAACAGGCTCAATCAATGTTAATTCTTCATCATACAATGGACAGGCGGTAACAAACATAACACCTGTATCATCATCTCTATCTCCAATTTTGAATATAGTAACGATGACAACTGCAGAATATGCATTAATTACACCCGATTCACAAACCTTATATGTAATCGTATAATGATTAAAATAGGAAATAACGATATAACTTTAAAGGTGGGTAGCCAGGATGTGCAAGCTGCATATGTTGGTGCTACATTAGTATATTCGCCAACAACGACTACAACTACAAGCACTACAACAACTACGACTAGCACAACTACTACCACAGAAGCACCAACAACTACGACAACAACCGAAGCTGTAACCACTACTACAACCACAACAACAGAAGCACCAGCTACAACAACAACTACAACTGCTGCTCCAACTACTACTACAACTACTGTATTCCCATTACAATATTGGAATGTAAGAAAGTGTAATACATCTGACCCAACAACTGCATTAGCAATTGATACAGGTGTAACATTGACAGCAGGACAGGCAATTAGACCTACAACGGCTCCTTCAGTAACAACTCCATTACCAGGATATGAGAATGCATGTTATGAATTAATTTCAACAACATCATCAGGAACATATTGTGGTATTAGAGCTCCATCGGCAAACTGTTCGACTAACCCTTGTAACTTATTGCCTAGCACAACAACCACAACTACGGCAGCACCATAAAAAAAATTGATACTTTAGAAAATCAAATTGTTAAATATAATAAATGTAAAAACTATGAACGCAAAACAAGTTCTTAATAAGATAATGACATTACTTTCAAAAGATGAAGTAGCATTAACTTATGCAAAATTAGCAGACGGAACAATCGTTGAATCTCCAACATTCGATGTAGGTGAAGACCTTATGATTATCGGTGAAGATGGTGAGAAATCTCCAGCTCCTGATGGATTCCATGACCTAAAATTAGTAGGTGAAGAAGGTGAAGAAGTTTACATCAAAGTAAAATCTGAAGCGGGTAAAATCGTTGAAAGAGAAAATGTAGAGATGAAATTAGAAACTGAAGAAGTTAAAGACCTTCCACAAACTAATATTGCAGAGAAAGCAAACGAAGTAAAAGACATCGAATCTCCTGCATCAGATGCTAAAGGTTTAAAACCATCATCTATGTTAGCAGAAGTAACTGAAGAAGCAGAAAACGATATCCCACAAGTTGGTGATGGTGTTCCTGCTGATATCAAAGAAGGTGAAGATACTCCAATGACTATGGGAGATATGCAAAAGAAAATGGAAGAAATGGCATATCGTATTGAGGAGATGGAAAAGAAGATGATGGAAATGGTCAAAGAAGAAGTAGTAGACAAAGACGCAGAAGAAAAAGATGTAAAAGAAGAAGTTGAAGAAGAAGAGGATTTAGCTAAATTAGATGGCGCTCCTGTTGAGACAGCAACTAAATTCGGAAACGAAAAAACAAAAGCAAACTTTGGTAAGAAGATTGTAAACCCACAATCAGCATTCTTATCTAAACTTTATAAGTAAAAATTATTTTATAACCAATTTCAAAGGTAAACAATGAAAAAATTACAAAAATTCACAGAGCCACAAATTACATCTACCTATGCAGGTGAATTTGCAGGGCAGTATATCGCCGCAGCTCTTTTGTCAGCTAGAACGCTTGACAACAAATTGATTACCATCCACCCAAATGTAAAATTCAAAGAAGTTTTACAAAAGGTAGCAGTTGATGGTATCGTGCAAGACGCATCTTGCGATTTCGTAACTTCAGGTAGTGTAGTATTATCTGAAAGAATACTTGAACCAAAAGAATTACAAGTTAACTTACAATTATGTAAGCAAGAGTTCGTTGATTCTTGGGAAGCATTACAATTAGGCTATTCAGCTTTCGATTCTATCCCAGCTAACTTCAACGATTTCTTAATCTCTTATGTAGGTGGTAAGGTAGCAGAAGCAACCGAACAATCTATTTGGCAGGGTGCTAACATTAACGGTCAATTCCTTGGTTTTGAAACTGCATTCTCTGCTTCAATCGCAGCAGGTGGTGCAACTGCAGTATTAGCAGCAAAATCTGGTAGTATCGTTATCTCTGGTAGCGTAACTTCAGCAAACGTGTTAGACAAATTAAATTCTGTTGTAAACACAATCCCTGATACCGTATATGGTAAAGAAGATGTATTGTTGTATGTATCTACAAATGTAGCTAAAGCATATCAGCAAGCATTAGCAGGTGGTGCTATCGGTGCAAACGGATGGAACAACCAAATGAACGTGGGTGAGAAGCCTTTCAACTTCAATGGTATTGAAATCGTATTGTGTCCTGGTATGAGTGCATCAAAAATCGTAGCAGCTCAAAAATCTAACTTATTCTTCGGAACAGGTCTATTATCTGACCATAACGAAGTTAGAGTGTTAGACATGGCTAACTTGGATGGTTCACAAAATTATAGAATCATCATGAGATACACAGCAGGTGTTCAGTTCGGTATCGGACAAGACATCGTGTATTACGGAGCATACTAATCAATTAACTAACAATCTAAATTAACAGAATATGTCTTGTAATTTATCAGCTGGAAGAAACGAAGTGTGTAAAGATAGTATCGGTGGCTTAGCCGGCGTTTACTTCTTAAACTACACTACTGGCTCTTTCACAAAAAACGGAAGCGGTGAAGTAACCGCATTTCCTTCTGGTAGCACAGTTTACTACTATCAGTTGAAAGGAACAAGTGCATATACTGAAACCGTGAACACTTCTAGAGAGAATGGAACTACATTCTTCAATCAGGAGTTAGTATTGAACTTAAAGAAGTTGACTAACGAAATGACCACTCAATTAAAATTGATGGCATACGGTAGACCACAAATCGTAGTTCACACTATGAACGGAGATGCTTTGTTAGTTGGTGAGATGGAAGGTGCAGATGTAACTGCAGGAAGTATCCAAACAGGTGCGGCAATGGGTGACCTTTATGGTTATTCAATTACCTTCACAGGTCAGGAGAAATTACCAGCAGCTTTCTTAAGCGGCTCTACTCAAACAAATCCATTCGCAGGAATTGGTGCAAACCCAGTTGTTGTTTATGGAACTAATAGCTAATCAGTATAGCATTATAAAAATATTAAACCCTACTCTTAATTGAGTGGGGTTTTTTTATTTCCCTACTATTTAGTGAAGTTAGATTGTTAAATATGAGTAATTACTAACTAAATCAACATAATGCTTACCTATTTCATATCTGGCAGCAATGGATACACAATTAGAACGAGTCAGAGCACATCTACTGCGTTCACAATGTCATTACAAGACATGTTGAAACAAACAAATTCAACTGCTTCCATTACATCCATATCTTACAATGAATGTGAGAGTATGGTTTCATTTACTGCAAGTATAAGCGGTGTTAATATTGGAGATGAGTTTAGAGCTACTCTAACAAATGGTATAGAAGATATATGGAATGGTAGTATTCAAGTATTTGCTTCACAAAGCGTTAATAAACCTGCTTATGTAAACCAAATACCTGTTGATGAAGAATTTATTAGTAGAGATAGTAGTAATACATTTGTTTATTGGGAACAGGCAGCGCCTTCGCCATCTACAACTACTACAACTACTACGGCAGCACCTACGACTACAACGACATCAACTACTACAACGACCACAACATCAACTACTTCAACAACAACAGCTGCACCAACAACTACAACAACTGCAGCTCCTGGTGGAGTAGATTTAGTATTCTATTTTGGAAATCAAATAGGTGGACTTGGATTTGATGTATGTTGGTCAGGAAGTAATTCATCAGGAACTGGAATTGGTATTCAATTTGGAGAATTAAAAACATTTATGAGTTCAGATGCAGGTTGCACAACTCCATACGGAACAAGTTGGGATTTAAATCCAGGTGGAAGAGATTTCTTCTTCGCAGGTGGAACTATGAACTCGGGAAATTGGTCAACTACTTCGGGAGGCTCATTATCACCAGGTAATTTTTACAGAACAAGGATTAGCGGAAGTGTCAGAATAGACGTAGGTGGATTCTCTCCATATGAAACATTTGATTTAACTGGCTCACAATACAAAGATATAACATATAATGGTAGAACTGCAAGAGTGTTAGGGCCTAATTGCACATTAAATAACGCATCAGGTTGTTAATAAAAAATAAAATATGAAAGGACAAACAAATTTTTCAGTAGTAAATGTAGGTAATGGAAACAATACATTACCGATAATTACAGAAGATATTAAAAGCAGATACCAATGGGTGCCATTCGGTGTTTATGGACAGGATGATTTCTTTGCAGCAGTCAATCTTGCATACAATACTTCTACAACGAATGCGGCATGTATAGAAGGGATTGCAGACTTAATCTATGGTAAAGGATTATATTCAAAAGATGAAGCGTTTAATGATACTCTAAATCGCTTAATACCACAGGAAGATGTTAAGAGATTAGCATTTGATTTGAAATTATTTGGTAATGCAGCAATGCAAATCTATTGGAATGATGAACATACAAAGATTATAAAAATCTATCATGTGCCAGTTCAAACTATTCGTGCTGAAAAGATATATGATAATCCTCGTATCCAAAACTATTACTATTGTGTAGATTGGTCAGACCAAAGAAAGATTAGAGATAAAAAGAAAATACCTGCATTTGGAACATCATCAGAAAAGATGGAAATGTTTTGGATGAAGAACTATTCACCAAACTTATACTATTATAGTTTGCCTGATTGGGTATCAGCAATGCAATTCTCACTTGTAGAAGCAGAATTATCTAACTTGCATATAAACAACATAGAGAACGGATTCTTGCCGATGGTTATGTTGAATATGAACAATGGAGTTCCAGCGCCAGAGGAGAGACAAACCATAGAAGATTTGCTATACGCAAAGTTTACAGGAACTAACAATGCCGGTAAGTTTATGTTATCGTTTAATGATGACCCTACAACAAAACCGACAATAGATGTAGTAAACATTGATAACCTGCATGAGAAATTCAGATATGTAGCAGAATATGCACAAGATAGAATCCTAGTAGGACATAGAGTAACATCACCACTTCTTTTTGGTATCAGAACTCAAGCAAATGGTTTCTCTTCTCAATCAGAGGAAATGATGACAGCATTTAGTATCTTACAAACAATGACTATTGTTCCTTTCCAAAATCTTATACTTAATACACTTAATTATATTTTTAGAGAAGGTGGAATTGGTGATGAAAAAGAATTATACTTCGACCAATTAACTCCATTAGCAATCTTATCACAGCAAGCAGAAGATACAGGTAAAACAATTGACCAGGTATCTGATGAAACTAATAAAGAATTAGAAAATCCTGCAACAACTGATGATGAGACAGTAGCAGATGTGCAAGAGGTAAAACCAAACCAACCAATTGAGAAGTTTGTTAAGCCTGCTCATTTTGAAAAAGAATACGAATTACTTATAAAATAAACAACATGGCTATAGCATTATTTATATCAAGAAACGATATTATAAAAACAACACCTCTTCAGGGTGCGATTGATGCAGATGCATTACTTCCATTTATCTATACTGCACAAATAAAGTATTTAAAAAATCTTTTAGGAACTGTCCTTTATGATTATCTTGCTGCACAAATAGAAACAGGAACACCATTTACTGGTAGATACCTTGAATTAATGGAAGATTATGTAAAACCTTCACTTGTATGGTATACCTGTGTAGAGTATATTCCTTTCAGTTCAATACAATTCAAATCTAATGGTGCTGTGAAGCAACAGAGTGAGCAAGGCGTCGCTCCAACTAAAGCGGAGATAGATTACCTTAAACAACAGGCACAAACGAATGCTGACTATTGGGCGTTGAGATTACAAAACTTTTGTATTTCATATTCGCAAGACTTACCACAATACCTTGAATCAGTTGGTAACCAAACACAAATCTATCCTGACCAAACTAATCAATACTTTGGCGGAATACAATTATAATAAACTATGAGTAATTACTTACAATATAATCAGGGAGTAAACTATACACTCTACTACAATGCGTTAGATTATTTTGAAACAATAATGACTAACCATCCGCAGATTACTAAAGTAACTACGGGTGATATACAGGATGTAGATGATAGAGAGTTTCCTATGTATCCATTAGGTAATGTAAACATTCTTTCTACTAATATTTCTGACAGCACAACTAGACATGAAGTTCAAATTGTAATTGCTGATAAAATTAAGAATAAAAATAACGAAAGTGGAAACGCACCTAATGCTGCTGAAACAAATGATAATACGCAAGTAATACCTTTTTATGGTGTAGATGATTATGTTGATATACTTGCAAACTCATTAGCAATCATAAACGATTTAACTTCATTTACAGCATATTCAGTTGCAGCATTTGATATAGATGGTGAAATAATTTGTGAGCCATTTGTAGAAAGATTTAATAACGGATTAGCAGGACATGTTGCAACATTTACACTTGTAACACACAATGATAGACCAAGATGTTTGTATGATTTACTTCCATCAGGCTCCTATCCTAATCCTATTTGCTAATGGCATTATCCAAAATACAATTACCACTAAAGAATGTTGCTAAAACCATTCGTAATGTTGCATCTAAACTTGCACCACGCGATACTGGCAATCTACGCAATGTTATGCGTTCATATAATACGCCGGATAGAATGGTTAAGTTTGATAAAAGCGGTGGAGCAAAGATTACCTTATACTTTGCACCTCCTGGAGCAACTTATGGTAAGTATTGGAATAAACCATACGGAAGTGGCAGTGGTAGAACTGCAACGATTAAAAAGAGATATCCTCAACACTTTGATTATGCTGAAAAAGCATATAAAGACCCTTCCGTTAAAAGAGCTATTAAAGAATATACTAAATCATTAGGTAAACAAATAGCAACCGATTTAAGAGAAGCTGTAAGAAAGGGATAACCATCAATTACAAATCGTTTCTAATTGGTTAAATAGAAAAGTAAAAATCAGATGGCTCTATCTATTGTTCAAACTCCGGCAACTTGTTCGTTAGCACAATCGCCAATTATATTTTCGGTGAATGAAAGTGTTTCTGCGACCGTATTGCAAGATGGTTTCCAATATGTGTGTGATTTATACTATTGGCAAGGAGCATTAAATAATTCAGGCTCTACACCTGATTATACTTTAATAAAATATCCTAACACATCTTTGTATGGAATATTTGATTTGAATAGAATCCTTAATTCTACATTACAAGATTTAGCACAAGTTAATACATCAAATGTAGTTTATTTTGCATGTGATTTAAGTTGGCAATATCCTTCAGGTAGTGGATACGCAACTACTGGAAGTATTAGAACTCAAACATACAAAGCATTAGATGGTTATGCTTTATTCCAAGAACCAATTGGACAGGCTATAACCGCTAAAACACCACATTGGCCTCTAATGACAGATGGGCCTGCAACACAATCAGCATTCATTACAAACGAAGGAGTTGCTGGTGTATTTGTTGGAACAGCAAGTTCAGGCTCGACTCCTACAAAAGTAAGATATACATCTAATTTAGGTGCAGCAGATTATATTGTAAGTGCAACAACATCTACAACAGGACAAATTCATCAATATCCAATAGGACCTGCAGAGAGTGGATTTCCATTATCAACAAATGGTTTAACTTATTTTACTACTCAAGCATATACAGGAGGAACTCCATTAGGAGAAGCTATCACTTACAATATAGTATGTGAACAAAAGTATCCTAACATAAGAATAAAATGGAAAAACCGCTATGGACAATTTGATTGGTTTAACTTTAATATGGTTAATAGACAATCATTCAATAGTGAAAGAAGAACATACCAACCACAATTAGGAACTTGGCAATCTCCTACACTACAATACAATAATTACGATAGTTCGGTTCTCAATTATATAGCCGACTCCAAACAAACAATTTCAGTTCAAACAGATTGGGTTGATGAAGCATATAACGAAATATTCAAACAATTGTTAGTAGCTGATGAAGTGTATTGGATATACGATGAAGCAACAGGTGATTTAAGACCTATTACTATAAGCACTTCATCAATTACATTTAAAACAGGTGTTGTTGATAAAGTAATTCAATACGGATTTGATTTCAATTGGGGACAAGCATATAAATTGATAATCTAATGGGTATAATAAGCACACAAGGATTTGCGTTTAAATTAATTGCCAATGGAACACAATTGGACTTGTTTGATGATGAAGAAATTCTTTTATCAGACAATGTAACAGGTCTATTTGATATTGGTGTGCTTCCTGCTGACTTTACTCGTCAGATTACAGTCCCTGGAACAAAAAAGAATAACGCATTCTTTGAGCATGTTTATGATATTAGTATTATAAATCCTTACTTATTCTCTACAAACCAAAAGGTGCCAGCATATTTGGACTTTGATGGTATATACCTTTCTGATGGATATCTTCAGTTAAATAAGGTAAATGTAATAGCAAATAAATTTATTGATTCATATGAGGTAACTATCTTTGGTGGATTATCTTCATTTGCAAGAGATATTAACAGATTTTATCTTACTGATTTAACAGGCTCACTTTCACAATTCAATCACACATCTTCTTATGATAATATATCATCAAGTTGGAATGGTGGCCTTTTTAGTGGCAGTATTGTA